GCCACCATGCCTTACACATTAGCTGACGCTACCACAGAAGTACAGACAGAGGCATTTTTGGCGGACCCAATAGGAGCAGTTTTAGATATAGATTTAAGTAAAGTTTTAAGCCCATCAGAATGGGGTAAGGATATGACAGATGATCAAAGAGAAAAAGCACAGGAAGTTGTCATACCAGTAATTATTGCAAGTAATATCGTGGCTGCAGCCATGACTAGGAGGATATAATGAAAATAATAAAGGCTATATTTAATTATGCCTGGGAAGTTATTAAGGAGAGCATAGCCCAAATATTTACCCTTCTAGGGTTTTTTATTGCTTGGCTTACCCTTACAGGAACCGCCCAGCAGGTAGTTGGCGTAGCAACATTAATTGCCACTGTTATTTGGCTAGCCACAATACCCCTAAGAAAAGAAGAATAAAAATGCTATAATTGAGGCATGAGAAAATTAGGTGCCTCATTAGCTAGCATAATGCTAGCCCTCACAGTTACATCGTGTAACTTTGATGGTTCATTCCGTTATCCATGTCAAGACCCATCTAATTGGGATAAGACAGAATGTAATCCTCCAATATGTGAGACTACTGGAACATGCTCTAAAGATTTAGTAGGGCAAAAAGTCTGGGATGAGTACCAAAAGACAAAGGTAAAAAATGGCTAGAGAAAGATTAACCCCGCAAGATCTCGACGCAAGATTAAAATTTATTCTTGGAATCACACTTGGAACAATTTTATTGTGTACCTCATTAGGAATTTTGTATGCATTAATATTTGTAACTCAACCAATCGGAGCACAATCAGAAAATGACAAAATGTTTTTCAATGTATTGGGTAGCGTAGCAACATTTATTACAGGTACTTTAGCTGGATTATTAATTGGTCAATCTGGTGCCAAGGACGTAATGGCTGCACAGATGGCAAACAAAGAAATTGATGCTAAGAACACTCAGGCAGATAAAAAGCTTGAATCAGAATTAGAAATAAATGAATTGAAGGCTGAAGTAGAAGCTGATGCAGTTAGAGCAAGATTAGATGCAAAACCAAATGATCAAATGCCTGCAGAGCAACCAGTTGATACTGACTGGGATAAGGATTAATTATGCCATGGAATATTAAGCAGGGTGCAGCAGGATGTAAAGGCTACGCTGTTGTAAAAGAAGGCACAAATGAATTAGTTGGATGCCATGATAGCGAAACTAAAGCTAAAGCACAACTTAGAGCACTTTATGCTAATGAAGTTGAAAAAGCCAATCCTTGTTGGGATGGATATGAAATGGTTGGTTACAAAAATAAAAATGGGAAAAAGGTTCCCAATTGTGTCCCTAAAGTTAAAAAGGGAATTTTCGGAAGAGGTAAAAATTAATTATGTCAAATGATTTTGCAGTACCAGCAGAAACAGAAAAGGCTCCAAAAGGTAGCGCAGCTAGATTAATACAAGTTGCCAAGTCACAAGTTGGATACATTGAAGGTCCAAAAGATAATGAAACAAAATATGGCGCATTTACCAAGGCTAATTTTCAGCCATGGTGTGGATCATTCGTAATGTGGTGCGCTGATCAAGCTGGAGTAAAGGTTCCAAATACTGTTTATACTCCAGGTGGTGCAGCAGCATTCAAGAAGTCTGGTAGATGGATCGATGTAGATTTAGCTGATCCAGAACCAGGGGATATTGCCTATTTTGATTTTCCTGGAGACGGTGTAGAAAGAATTTCTCACGTTGGAATTGTTGTTGAAGATAATGAAGACGGTACTGTATGGTGCATTGAAGGGAATACTTCAAGCAGCAAAAAGGGTAGCCAAAGAAATGGCGGAGAAGCTTGTAGACAACTTCGTGCATTTAAGAAAAACAAAAAGGGTGTCCAGGTTTCTATAGTAGGATTTGGAAGGCCTAAATTTAAAACTGTCGGCGGTGGCGGTTCAAGTAATAGCATGGCATAATGAATAAGTATACGGTCAAATTAGAAGTAATAGCAGAAGTAGAAGCTTTTGATGAGGATGATGCTAAAGACTATATTACTGATATATTTGGCACCGATGATGAGATAAAGTCCATCAAAATAACTAGCATTAAGGAAAAATAATTAAAACAGCAGTAGTTACAGGGGCTAGCTTTGGAATAGGTAAAGAGATAACTTTAGGTCTGCAATCTATGGGCTATAAAGTTTTTGCATGCGCTAGAAGAATTAATTTAATTAAAGATTATTCTAAAGAAGGAATAATTCCAGTTTATTTAGATGTAACCAACAGAGAAAGCGTAGAGGCTTTGGGTGAAGTCATAGAAAACGAAAATATAGATTTATTAGTTAACTGTGCGGGTGGAACAACTGTTGATCACAATAAGGGTATTTTAAACGTAAATTTTGATGACATAAATAAAGATTTTTCATTGAATGTGTCTGGCAACTTTGAAGTAATTAGAACAGTTGCATCTAAAATGAATAAAGAAAATAATCCATTAATAATCACATTAACTTCTGTAGCAGGTTATATAAAAAGAAGTGTTGGGTTCACCTATCATTTAGCTAAATCTTCAGAAGCAAGCCTGATGGATTATTTGATAACAGCATTGTGGCCTATAAGAACAACCGAATTAATAATATCTACTGTAAATAGTTATGATATAGATAGCTTAAAAAACGAATCAATGACTCCTAAAGATATATTTGAGGTTGTTAAGTTTATCTGTGAATCTCCAAGCTACTTAACTTTAGATAAAATACATTTAAGACACATAAACTCTGGAGGAGCAAGTGCTTGACTTTACCTTAAAGAAAGTGATATAATTTATGTTATACCTGTATGAAAATGGAATAGAAATACTTAGAAAAAAAATTAATAGTAAAAATTTAGACTCATATTGGAACAATTACAATTTCATAGTTTGGAAAAAGGATTTAGGCGGATTCTCTAATACCAAAGGTGTATATAGAAATAATAGCTGGGGAGTAGTAGATGAATTTCCAGTTAATTCAAAAGGAACTTGGGAACTACCGCTAAAATATGTCAGATATTTTAAATGAATTGAAGTCTGATAAAGACAGCATAAAATGGTGGCATTTATCTGCTTGTCAAGGAATGGACACTAACCTTTTCTTTGACAGATATGAAATGGATGTCAACATGGCAAAAGCAATAGACCAGTGTTGCCTATCCTGCCCAGTTATACAGATGTGTCATAAGTCAGGAACAGAGAATAATGAATATGGAGTATGGGGCGGAGTGTACTTGTCATCTGGATCTTTGGATAAAATGAAAAATATACATAAGACAAAAGATATTTGGAAGCAGATAAGGCAAAAGCATGCCATCTAATTTATATGATGAAAAGCATTTTAAGCATGGAATAAATTTATGGACAGGTGAACCTAATAGGCCAGTATTTTACAATGAAGAAATGAAAAAGAAACTTAGAGAAATAAAGAAGCCTTTGCTTCTTATGATGGATGTAGTTAGGTATCCAGAATTTTTAGCTTTGAGATTGTATGAGGATAACTTTATACAGTTTACTGGAAGCAAAAAAGAAGAAGCTATAGACTATGTTGCAAAGGTAAAAAGTATGATAGAGTCATACGGAGTTAGGTGCGAACTTGAAGGGGTTCCTAGCAGTAAAAATATAGGTAAGTAAATGAATAGAACAAATCAACAAGAATACCTAGAGATGTATAAAAACGAAAGCTTATCTCAATTAAACCCTGAGCATTTTAGAATTGTAAGTGAATTTTTAAAAGAAAATTCTAAAATTAAACAAGAGTACATGGTCACTGTTGCTAGAGATGGAGAATTTCCAGTCAGGTCACTATACGTTTTCAATACTATTTTAGACGCTATAAATTGCTATAATAAATATACCGACTGGGGTTTTGCCAAAGAGTATCTTACTGTAGTTCTTTATGGACCTGGAGGGGTTCTGGATGAAAAAATTTTAAATAGACCTTTCGGAGGAACGCAAGGAGACTGTACCTTTATTAGAGAAGACTATATTAAGGCAGAAAAAATATTAGTTACTTATAAAGACAAGATGATCTTAAAAGATTATCAGCAGTTAGTAAAAGATTTTGCTGGATTATTCTCAAGGGATAATATCAGGTTTGACGTTTCTAGATTTTTTAGAGAATGTCAATGTGAAGAGGTGTTTGAATAATGGAAAAGATACTTTGCTACTCATGCAATAAGACTAAGAACAAATTAAATTTAAGAAGGTCTTCTCTTCTTCCTATCAATTTGTTTTTATGCCAAACATGTATTGATCAAAAATTAGAGCCTAGATGGGTTGTATTGATTTCTGGTAGACAAAATGGGCATGAGCATGTAAAAGAATTTGTGCAGAAAAAAAGATATATTGGATTAGATATAACTGCTGCAGAATTATTAATTTAATTATATTTACGGTATAATTATCACATAATGGATATTAATTATGTGACAGTTGTTTTGTCGCTTTTAGCGGCTATTCTAAGTGGTATGGGTACAGCCATAATTGCTGGTTTGAGGGATTCAAAAAAGGAAAGGATAAGGCGGGAGGAGAGGGATAAAGACCACCTTAAATTAGAGGTAAAAGACCTCAAAATAGAGTTATATAAATTAGAAAAAGAATTAACTGAATGGAAAGACAAATATTATGAGGCTATTCAGGAGCTAATTGGCCTTAAATCTGAATTAGAAAATGCTTTGACCATGATTAGTCATATAGAAATGCATGAGGATCTGGACTCGGAATATTTAAAATAGTAGAATAGGGTATATGACTTGTATCGTAGCTCTCTCTGTAGGCAACAAGGTTTTCCTTGGTGGCGATGCTGCCGCATCTGATGAAAAATCTGGTTTGATTTTGCAAACAGTAAATCCAAAAGTTTTTAAAGTAGGTCAATACGGAATAGGATTTGTTGAATCCTTTAGAATGGGTCAAATTTTACAATACAACTGGACTCCACCAATTTATAAACCAACCGCAGGATTCAAAAATTTAGATAAGTTTATGCGTACAAAATTTGTTGAATCAGTTAAAGAAGCTTATCAAGAACACGGTTACGGAAGATTTGGAAGCAATACAGAAGACGGAGATGAGGGTGGCATTATAATAATTGCAGTACAAAACACTGGAAGAATTTTTATAATGGATACAGACTATCATGTTTCAGAAGTAGATGTAGACTATCTTGCAGAAGGAAGTGGTCAGCAGATAGCACTAGGATCACTGTATTCAACTTCAACGATTAAAACTCCAAGGAAACGTATTAGAATGGCACTTGAAGCGGCTCAAAAATTTATAATGAGCGTAAAGGGGCCCTTTACAATTATAGAAGTCTAAGGTATAATTTATTCATGGAAGACCCTAAAGATATTAACGATTTAAAACCAGATTATTCTAGGTCTATGGATATCAGAGGGGTTCCAACTCATATTTGCCCATGTGGATGCAACATATGGAATTTAAAAGTAATTTTTTATAACTTTGAAATAGCAAGTTATTTTATAGATATGGAGTGTGCCGATTGTGGTACACTAGCAACGGCGCCAACGCCTATAGATAGAGATGGATCGGAATGAGAAATTCAAGAAGAATAGACCAGCTTGAGCTGGAATTGTTTAAGTTAAAAATTGAATTAGATTTAATGCACGAGATTTTGCACGGAATAATTCAATCTCAGGAACAAAAGGTTCAAAACATGGAATCTGGCAAATGGTACCCACGCAGGCTTCCACCACAGCAATAACTATTGACACACCTTAATTAATTTAGTAGAATTATCTACATGAAAAAACTAATAACGGCTCTAGTCGCCCTAACACTAATTGCACTATCAATGCCTGCACAGGCAAATCTGAAGAACAGGACATCTGTTCCCACATTGGCAATCCTAGACACTGCTCTAGATACATCGATTCCTGCAATTAAATCTCGACTTATCGGAGAGGTGTGTATCTTAGATTGGACTACTTGCTCAAATGGATCTAGTTTTATGGAAGGTCCTGGGTCTGCTGGAATAGTGCCAGCACATTGTATTGCAAACAGAAACTTTTCTCACGGAACTCAAATGGCTTCTGTTGCCCTTGCAAACAACCCTAATATGAACATATTGTTTGTTCGTATTATTGGAAATACTAAGGATTGTGGTCGCCAAAGTACAAAAATAAATACTGTTCCGAACGCTTTAAAGTGGATCTATGAAAATAAAGACAAGTACAACATTAAAGCAATTTCAATGTCACAGGGGCACCATAATCTTTTAAAATCAACAAACTATTGTCCAGTCACAAATGTAGATTATTGGGTGGGATGGTTTAGTAAATCAAACATACCAGTATTTTTCCCTACTGGAAATGGTCGTGATTATCTTAGAATAGATTGGCCAGCATGTGTTCCATCATCTATTGCAGTAGGCGGTGTAGAAATGGAAAATCCACTTAGGGTATCCTTTAATAGTAATTATGATAAGAATTTATTAGACATATTTGCTCCAATTTCTGCAAGAGTTTTAAATCCTGGGGGGTCTGAGGGATCTTCATATGGAACTTCTGTATCTGTTCAAATTGCTGCTGCTCAATGGTTATCAATATCAACATTGAAGTCATCATTAACAATTAATGAGATCCTAGACTTGATTAAGAAAACAGGAACTGCTGTAACTAATTCTGTTAATTCTAGCGGAATTTATTTAGATGTAAGTAAGGCTATTAATGGATAAAAATGTAACTGTTCTTCAAGGTATTATAGAGGATGTTGCTGGTGAGCTGTATCAGCAATGGTACAATTCAGTTCCTTCTTCTGAAGTTACAGAAGAATCTTCTAAGGCCATGATGAAAAATGCTTTTGACACATCATTTTTTGTAATTCAAAGGTTTATGGAAAAATTTAATAAAGAGGCGGAATCACTAAAGGGTGTTGACGATCAAGGTAACATTTAGTAGGATATACCTATGCAAACATTTTTACCACATAAAGATTTTTCTAAGACTGCTAGCCGTTTAGATCGTAAACGCCTCATCAAGCAAAGTGTAGAAAATCTTCAAGTTCTAAAGTCTTTAGCTGGACTTTATAGTTCTGGTGCTTGGAAAAATCATCCAGCAGTTAAAATGTGGGAAGGCCACGAAGACTGGCTTTTTATGTACAATGAATCTATAGTTAAGGAAATCTTAATGAGAGGTTACAAGAATACAACTAATGCTACATTCGATCAAATATATCAAGATAACTTTATGATGCTTCAGTCAGATACCCCGTGGTGGCTTGGAGATGAGCGTGTCCATTACTCTCACAGAGGCAGACTTTATGACAAAGACCCAGAAAAATATTATTTCTATTCTGAGTTTGCTGACTATAAGGATTTAGGATATACTTGCTGCGTGTCTTGTAACTACTATTGGCCAACCCATGCGGAGGCAATGTGATAGTAACAGACGAAAATTTTGAAGATGTTATTAATAGCCATAAAACTATTCTAATAGATTTTTGGGCTGAATGGTGTAGGCCATGCAAAATGTTTTCACCTATACTAGATGAGGTTTCGGATGAAACTGGAATTTGGGTGGGCAAGATAAATGTAGATGAGAATACAATTAAGCCATTAGAATTCAATATAACATCTATACCAACAACTGTATTGTTCAGATTTGGTAAGCCAGTAAAAACAATTATAGGCGCAAAACCTAAACATGTTTTAATGGAAGAGATTAAAGAATGGACATAACAGAATTGGCAGATTTTAACACTTGGTTAAGCCACGGCTATGACCAAGGTTGGATATCAGACGTATTTTGCAATACGCACGACGGACCACCTATGTCTGATGAAGAAGCAAAAGAGTGGGACGAAGGCGGAGACCCATGTTCTTTTCAAGTAAGACTATGGGAACTAAGTTAGAATTCTGATTCACAATATAGAATCAGAGTATATAAGGAGAAATAAAAAGAATGAAATCATTCAAGAAAATAGCTCTAGCCGTGGTTGCAGCCATGACTATGGGTACACTTATTGCAACACCTGCAAGTGCTGCGCCAATGACAGTTGCTCTTGCGACTGGTGCAACTTTCGGTACGGCTAATACAACTGCTTCCGATATTGCTACACCAGCACAATTGACAGTTCCTTCAGATAATGAAGTTAATGCTGTTGATGTATTGCGTATTATCGCAACTGTAGATACAGGAACATCTGTAACTGCAACTGCTACTAACGCTACAATTGTTTCGGCGCTACACTCATCTGCTGCACCAGTAACAGCATCGTCAGGGTCATCATCTTTGACAATTGCTACTGGAACAGGAACAACTGCAACGTTTTATGTATATACTAAAACGACAGCAATTGGCACCGTAGTTTTGACAAATCAAGGAACTACACTTACATATTATGTACAAGGAACAGTAGGCAAGATTAACACTCTGACCGTATCTGCTCCTGCAAACGGCGCTGCTGGCACAAAGCAAACAATTACAGTAACTGCCACTGACGTATTTGGAAACAAGGTTTCTGGTAAGTCAATTACTGGCCGTGTATTTGGATCAGGTGGAACACTTGAGACAACAACTGCAACAACTGGTGCAACACTTGCAACTTTTGGAGTAGCAGAATTTAAGGTTACACTACCAACAACTTCAACACGTTCTCTCGTAGAATTTTCGTTGACAACTGCAACAGACGGAGAGTCTGCTGATGTTACAGGACTACCTGTACGCACACTTGCTCCATATGCAGAGATTGCGGTACGTGACCTTGCTGCAGAGTTAGCAAAAGCACAAGCAGATCTTGCTGCTGAAAAGGCAGCACGTGCTGCTGATGCAACCGCTGCTGCAACCGCTGCTGCAACCGCAAAAGCTGCTGCCGATGCTGCTGCTGCAAAGGCTGCTGCTGATCTAGTTACTGCTAACGCAGAAGTTGCTAAACTTAAGGCCGAAGCAGTAACTGCAAAGGCTGCTGCTGATAAGGCTCTTGCTGATGCAATCGCTAAGGCAACAACAGATGCTGCTGCTGCTAAGGCTGCTTCAGACAAATCAATTGCAGATCTAAAGGCTGCATTCAATAAGTTGGCACGTTCTTGGAATAAGAAGAATCCAACTGCAAAGGTTGCTTTAGTTAAGTAGCTAATTTAATGGGGCGGTAGAAATATCGCCCCATTTCTATAATTATGATACACTTAGACGGTATGGAATGGGATCACTTTCACACAATAAAGCAAAAAGTATTACGTGAATTGATTAATGAATTAAATAGTCTGGAAATACCTCCAGACTGGAGACCTAAAGAGGCTTTAGGTTTTGTTATTAGAATGTTAGAAGATAAAGAGAGATCATGTTGAGAAAAATTAAAAGATGGTTTGGTTTCCCACTGGCCACAGAGAATTTAAAAGAGGTTCAATCAATACTTGAAGAAAGGTTAAAGGAACTAGAAATGGCAGAAAATAAGAAGAAGGCTCCAGCCAAGAAGAAGGCTCCAGCCAAGAAGAAGGCTCCAGCCAAGAAGAAGGCTCCAGCCAAGAAGAAGGCTCCAGCCAAGAAGAAGGCTCCAGCTAAAAAGAAAAGTGGCGGCGGAGTAAAGATTCAGCAGGCTCTTTAAAAAATAAATAGCGTACCATGAAGTATCATTGGATGATAAGGGCTGACGATGTCAGCCCAAATGGACTCAATAAAGCATTTAAATATATAGATAGTTTTAAATACGATTCGTGTATGTTGACATATCATTCTAGAGAAAATGATATGTTTATTAAATTAGCAAGAGCCATAGACCCAAATATAAAATTAAATTACATTATAGCCATGAGAACATATGCAATTAGTCCTGAGTATTTAGGATTGATGATAAATGGATTTTCTGAAATAGCTGAAAATAAACTTTTGTTTAATATTGTTGCTGGGGATCTACACGCAAACGAAACTACAATTAACGATTTAGTAGACTCTTCAATGTTAACTTCTTCTCAGGATAGAGTAAAGTATACAGGACTGTGGTTAGAAAAGTTTACAAACTTAGATATATTAAAAAATAAAATTCCTCCACTATTTATGAGTGGTACCTCTGCTGCTACTTTTGAAAACTGTAAAAAGTTTAATGGTGGTATAATGGTTATGGTAGATTATTTTTTAGAAAATAGAGAATTTTTATCGCAGTTTGACACAAGGTGTGCTACCTTACAAATTTGTATAAGAGATACAGATGAAGAAGCAGAATTGTTAAAGCATGAAAAATATTCTGGAGATAAATTAAAATGGTGTTACTTTTATTCTGAAGAAACTTTAACAAAAAAAATTAAAGAATTGGAAGATCTTGGAGTCACGGACTTGATGGTTACTGGTCTTCCTTTTGACAACGAAGTAGAAAGGGTTCATAATTTTGTTAAAAAAATGTCTGTTAGGGCATAAATGGTAGATATATTAGATTTATGCGAAATTCAAGGCTGTAACAACCAGGCTAAGCATGTTACGTCTACAGAAAGCAAGATAATCCAGGTCTGTAAAGACTGTTACTGCAAAATATATAAGAAATGATATAATTGATTGATGAGCGGACTTCTAGACCCGCTTAAATAAAACCTATAGGAGTAATAAAATGTCAGAAAATTTAGACGGCTTTAACAACACTAAGCCAGCAGGAACTACACCATGGCCTGCAGCATCACAGTCACCAGCTTCAGGTGGAGATTTTGGCGCAGGCCTTTCTTGGCCAGCAGCAGAAGATAAGTCTTCACAGGATGGTTCTGGACTCGGCAACGGCGGTAAGTAATCGTGTGCATTGAATGTGGATGCAACATGGTAGGAAGTCAGACTGGAATAAAGTCTGTTTCAGTTATGGATATGACAGGTCAAGGCAATGCAGGATTGACACTTGATATGAGCGCAACTCGTGAACAAAGAGAAGATTTTATTGAAGAAGATCCAGTTCATGAAATGCGAGAAGGCATTGAGGATCCAGACTAATGTGTAAAGAATGCGGATGCGAAGGAACAGAAGAAACTCAGAGAGAATCTGCTGCTGATCGCAATGTTGTAACATCTCAATCAGTAAAGGGTAACTAGTGTCAGAAAATACAGTTACATCAAATGATGCTACAAGAAAACATCCTACTCAAGGTAAGTTTAGATCTGGTTTTAAAGATAAAAAAACTACGATGAGGATTGATGTTAATAGGCATGGGATAAGAAGAGAAACTAATCTTCAGCCTACAAAAAAGACTGGCAGAAAGAAAGTTTAATGTCTTCAGGAAAACTAAAAAGACGTGATCCTTTTAATTCTACAGTTATTAAAGATGGTAAAATTGTTAGGCTTAGAAAAGACGGGACAGTAAAAGCTATCCTTGATGAGTATAAGCCTAAACATAAAAATGTGTCGGGTAAACAATAGTTCGGACGAACTTACAGTAGATATAATTAAGTCTATTGATGATCAATTAGACATTGTAGAAGATTTAGGGATATAAAATTAAAATCAGAAAACTTGTTGATGGGTCTGAAGTTGAAGAACTAGATAATCCTGTAAACCTTATAATATATACAAAAGCTCCTCAAAAATGGAAAATTATTGATATGGAAACTGGTCAAGAGTATATAGGAAATAAGGATCAGCACCCAGTTTTTGGAGAGCTGCTAAGAGAAAAAGTTTCTCTTAATGGAATAGGACAATGGAAAAAAATTAAAAATGAAAAATATAAATAACGAAAAAATTATTTCTTTAATAGGATATTTAAAAACAGAAGAAAAGCCATACACACTGCTCCACTTTGTCCCAAACGTGCTTAGCCCAGGATGCAGTATTGAAATTAAAGATTTAAAAGAAAAGTATGAAAATGTTAATTTTATAAATTTGGTTATAGTTTCATGTAGCCCAGATTTAGATATAGATACGTGGTCAAAAGATAACAATATTAAATGGGATATCTATAGGGATCAAACTAGAGATTTAACTAAGTTGTTCGAATGCCTTGATTTGGAATATAATGTGCCAACAAGATATACGGCATTAATAGATCCAAGTGGCGGACTAGTTTGGGAAATTGATTATCCATTGACAAAAAATAGAGATATATTATTGTACAACGAAAAAAATAACTTAGTATTAAAAAATGTTTAATAAAAAAATATATTTTTTGCACATACCTAAAACAGCAGGAAAGTTTATATCTCATAATATAAAAAATAAATTAGTTAAAGAAAATATTCCCCACTATATAAGCACACACTTTCCTAATGATAATAGGTTTTTACATTCAAAAGTTTATATCTCTGCACATGCTGGAACATTTATAATTGATGAAATTCCTGATATAGATGTTGCTACTATGTTGAGAGAACCAGTCTCCGCCAGAGCTAGCTATTTTAATTTCATATATCCATTTTATTTAAAAGATAGAGAAGAATATAAAAATATAAATGGAGATAAAGAAAAATTTTTATATTACTTGTTTGAGGATAAAAATTTTTTAACTCACAATAACTATCAATCTAGATTTTTATGTAATTCTGCAGACTCAAGATCATGGGATTTAAAAAAGTTTTATGAAGAGAGTCAGGCTGAGATGATGGAAAAATATAAAAATGGATTGGCATTTGATTGGTTTGTGGGAAATGAAAATACCTCATTAGATTTAGCAATGAAAAAAGTAAAAGAATTTAATATAGTCAATACAGTAGATAGAGTCGACCTATTTTGCGAAAGAGTTAATAATTGGTTTATAGAAAACTATGACATTTCAATAGAATTTAATTTTAATCAAAAAATAAATGTTGGCGTTTCAGAATTCAATAATAAAAAAACATCATCTGATTATTTTATCAATTTGTTAAACAAAAAAGAAAAAGAAAAAATTTTAGAATTGAATAACATCGATTTTGAAATTTATAACTTCGTTAAAAACATGGAGAAGTCTTTATGAAAAGAAGTAAATTAGCTCCAGAAAAAGAAAATGAAGATTTTAATTATAAATTTTTTGGAAATTTTGATGTAGAAAATTTGGTAGATTATATAAAAAAATTTAATAAAGAGTGGCTGATGTACACTGAAAGACAAAATGCAGTTTACGCTGAAAGAAGAAATCCTCATTTGTATACAAACACTTATATAGTGCAGGACCACCCGCTGTACTGGCATTTTGGTTCAAAGATTTCTCCTGTTATCAAAGACCATCATTTTTTCAGTATTGTTTCTGATATTATTAAGTCTTTAGAAAATGAAGTAGTTGGTAAATCTGCTAGAATTTTGTTAACAAAACTTTCTGCTGGTAAGGATGTGACAACCCATGTTGATGGCGGCGATTATCTGTCAACAGTAAGAAGATATCATATACCATTAATTACAAACGATCAAGTATTTTACACAGTTAACGATGAAACAATCAATATGAAAAAGGGAGAATGCTGGGAGATAAATAATTTAAAACCACATTCAGTTTTAAACAATAGCGACCAAGATAGGGTTCATTTATTAATAGACATATTGCCAGAGTATTCATTTAAAAACTTTAATAATCTTGAAGAAGGTTGTGGCGTAAAAATAGTAGAAAATTTTATTACTGAGGAAGACGCATTATTTTTTATAGACTATATGAATAAAAATCATCATGATGAGGATAAGTTTCCTCCTACAAGGGGCGCAGTAGAGTTTGGAAGACATAGGTATGAAGCAAATATACCTGAAACAGTACCTCTTAAAAATCACGAAGAAATTTTAGAAAAAATAAAATTTTATTCAAATAAAGTTATTCAAGAGTTCTATAATATATATGATGATGAGGTATTATATCCAAGCGCATTTTGGATGGCAGAGCTAGGTAAGGACACTAAACTTCCATTCCACTCTGACAATCACTATATGGCTGAACATCTATATAGGAGCTGTGTTATTTATTTAAATGATAATTATGATGGAGGATATATAAGATTTAAAGATATACCACTAACATATAAACCAAAATCTTTTAGTGCAATTTTTTTTAAATCAGAATTGGTTCATGAAATAACACAGGTTAAAGATGGGATTAGGTTTGCTCTTCCAATTTGGGCATCTATTGATAAAAAGTGGGACATATTTTCTGACAATCCAATTCAGTCTAATAAAAATTTTGTAAAAGATCTTATAGAGTCACAGGATTCTAAAAAATGATAAATCAGGTAACAATAATAAATAATTTCATATCTGATGAAGATGCAAAATTTTTTATTGATTATACTAACAGTAATTGTGAAAATGAGAATTTATTCAGAAAAAGAATTGGCGTTGCTTATGGGAAGGGGCTTGCATACAGAGCAGTTTTCCCAGACGAAAAACCAGCCACTCTTTATAAAGAGATTGAAGATAAAATAATTTTTTATTCTAATTTATTTATAAATGAAATAAAAAAAATAACTGATGTTGAAAATTTTTTTTATGGAGTGTCGATAACTAAGCTTTCTGAAAATATACATTTTAGAATACATAAAGACATACACAATACACTTACAGATTTAAAATATAGTGGAGTTTTATATTTAAATGATGATTATGAGGGGGGAGAAATAGCTTTCTTAGAAGAATTTACTCCAACTTCTAATTTTCCTTTATACGATAAGAGTATGAATGGATTTTGTTATAAGCCCATATCTGGAGACATGGTAATATTCCCATCCGATAAATGGCATGGTGGAACTAGGATATCTAAAGGAAATAGATACTCGATTATATTCTGGTCAACAGAAAATGAAAAATATAAATTTAAGGATTTTAACTCTGAAATAGTATGGGATGAAGTAGAAAAATACTCAAAAGATAATTAATCTATAAAAAAATCAGAAATTAATGTAATCCTAGGCTCAAGTACCACTACTTGATGGAAAACACCTTTAGGAATAAAAACTACATCCCCTGGTTCTAAAATATAAGAATCATATGGTAGGTCTGTAGCATATGATGGAGCTTCTGTCAGAGGGAAGTCAGTGCCGTAAATTCTATATTCAACTTTACCTAAAACTTGAAAAGAAAAAACATCATTATCATCTTTATGAATGTAATAGTGATTCTCTGGACCAACTAAATTAGATAAAATTTTTAATACATGATTGTGCGCTCCGACATCTTTTAAAAAATCTTTAACTTTTGCAATTGATTCTACTTCATAATTTTCTTTAAGTTCTATTAACATTGGATCTAGTTTATTGTATACAAAAATGCCAACAAAGCTTTTATCCTTTTTATCGTTTAAGCTTTTAACTGTAATGTCATGATAACGTTCGTTGCCATTAGAAAAAACTGGATGAGGGGGATTAAATTCATTATGAAAATTAAATTTAATGTTTAAAATTGTAATATATTGTTCCCAAGTCAAACCTAAATCTAATAGTTTTTTAAAATGAACCAGATCCTTGCGCTCTCTGGCTTTTGAACAGATAAGTTTTATTTCATTTATTTCCATATTATCTATTATATCATAATCAATTAATACTGAAAAGGCTATTGACTAATTGGCTGCCTCTGTAGTATAATTCTACATAAGAGGAGATAATTCATGGAAACAAAAAAAAGAAGTTTACTTAAGACAATAAGCTGGCCATTCGTACATTTCACATTTGTTGCTGGAATAATATTTGCAGCTAGCCATTTAATTTATGGTTCTGCAGAATGGGAATATGTTGGCATATATGCAATTTCATATCTGGCTTTAGAAATGACATTTTATTATTTACACGAAAGAGCCTGGGCTAAATTTAGTAAGGACCGCCTTTGAAAAAATATAGGCGTATAGCATTCTTACTTATATCACTTCTATTTTGGAGTTATCCTACAAATTCTGTAGCGGTAGAAAATGGTGTCTTGATTTCTAGAGACGAGAATGCAGTCTATCTTCTTGATGGATCACCCAACGCTTTTTTGTATAAACCACAAATTGCTTTTACGGCAGCCCATGGTTACGATGATTGGGGCAAACAAGAACTATTTATTTATACAAGTTCTGGATTAAAGGTAAAAGTTAGTCAAGTATTGATTGCAAAAGGTTTTATGGAAAGATCAGTAAGTAGAGAAGCTATATTAGCAGGGAATACAGTATCTAGTCGCTCCAATGATTTTGCAATTTTAATCTTATCAGAGCCAATAGCCATGTCCAACAACGTAGAGTTGATTAAACAAGATCAATTGTCAGAGATTGTAAAGTCTAAAGAGCCAGTTTATTCTATTGGCTACAGTTATTTTGATAGTACTAGAGTAAGAGATCAAAGGCCTAGAAAACTTGAGTCAGTAATGATAGACAAAGAGTATGCACAACAAATTTATGACAAATATTACTCTTCGTACCATCCAAATTGGGGTCCAGTAGGCTCTAAATATGAATTATCTGATATTCAGGTATCACATTCAAAAACTAATGGGTCTATCTGTGATGGTGACTCAGGTAGCGGATACTTTCTTCAAAGAGGAGACACCAAAATTTATTTGGGACCCGTTGGGTCACATTCAGTAGGTACACCTAACTGTGGAAAACCTGGCTACTGGGGAGAGCATGGAAATGTTTTTGCAATAGAGCCTGTATATAAGCACTTAGATCTTATTAAGCAGGCCGAAGCCATTGTGGATAAAATGCTTGCTGAATCCATGATTACAAAACCTACTCAAGAAATAGAATATAAATATGAATCTAAAATTGAAACTGTTAATTTAATTAAAATAGTTGAAGAACAAGTAAAAAAAACAAAAATTAGTAAATCGTATAAATCTATAAAAAAGAAAAGCAAAAAGATTGACAAGCATCGATAGTATATTATATAATTTATAAATGAGAAACTTTTTAGATGATTCAATTGTAGAGCATAATTCTAGACCACCCCTACGATGGATAGCGAATTGGGCGGGATCAATAGCATCTAAAAACATGCTAGAACTATCTTATATGGAAGATGAAGGCCTAGATAAAGGATTTAGATATAAATATTACGGATGGCTATGGGATACCTTTTGGCCAATCTATCAAAAATATGGAACATTTTATAAATTAGATATTGATATGTCTGGTACTGGCTGGGATGATTATGATGAGAACGGTGTGCCTTATTGGGAGAAGCTGGGCGTAGTTGATCCAGATTACTATCCTTGGGACTTTGAGGATGAAGATACGGGCGATGCCTTTAGGATTGTAAGATGACTTGGAAATGTCCTTGTAACGGCTGTGCGAAGGCGGTAAAGCAAGAAAGAGCCCGTATCACAGAAGCTATAGAAGCAATAGACACGAATACTCCTGCACAACTTAACGCATTAGGAATGAAAATTTTAATTATGGATATAGTTAATCAGAAAAAATGATAAAAAAAGAAATATATAAAGAAATATTCGTTTATGAAAATTTTTTAGAAAAAGAAAAATGTAATTATTTAATTGATTTCATTAATAATAATTCCAGCATAGCCATACTTGGAAAAAATAATAAAAGGCAAACTATACCTATAGGATCTGTACCATTAGAAGGTACATCTAACACTAAATCCATTCAAGAAAAAATAAAATTAAAAAATTTTCCAAAAGAAGTACAAGACATCGTAAATGATACTATAAAAAATATTATTAAAGAGATACAAATTAGTTATCAAGATAAAGAAAGCATGCATGCTTCTAACATGTTTTTTGCTAAACAATATCAGGGTGGCACAGTAAGAAGGCATAAAGATAGTGATCCCTGGGATATGCATTTAGAGTACAGTGCTGTTGTGTATCTAAACGAAATAAAAAATGGTGATTTAATATTTCCAGAAAAGGGCATTTCGCATCATCCAAAAGCTGGAGACCTTATTATTTATAAATCAAAAGATACTACTAGTTCTCATGAGGTTTTAGATATAGATTCAGATAGGTATTCCATGCCAATTTGGATATCTAAAGATTTAAATTATTTTATAGAGTAGGAAATGCTATGAACTTTCAATCTGAGTCAAAACGTTCTGGAGATGAGTTTGAGAACTCCGTTTTAAATGATTTAAAAGAACGTGGTTTTGGCTTAATTAAAAAAAATGTTTATATAGAAAAAGCTGGATGTGAAGTTGATTTTGTTGCCTATGGCGCACAGTGGCCCTTGGAGTATGTAGAGGCAAAGGGTGGGCGGGCAGAGGATGGCAAAAGGCCTGGAGCCCAAAGAACAGACAATGTAAAAAAAGCCATAGCCAATGCGGCTCTAATAAAGGCGGTGGCTCCAGAAACATATTTCGTAGTATATTTTTCAGCAAAACCACTAACTGGATCATCATCAGATAAAATGATACATACAGCCCTCTGCCATAAAATAATAGATGAAGTTAGATATATTACTGATAAAGAACTAATTGACACACAATTAGATTTATTTAAAACCGAAAGTGAAGGCGAAAAGTAGAAGGGGATATTGACAGTACCTGTCATAAATTGTACAATTGCTTAATGAATAAAAAGATAATCGGATTAGCCATAGCTGCCTTTGCAGCAGCATTTGGCACATATCATGCCTTTAAAGATTTGGCGGCGGCATTTGAGGATTTTGATTTTGATGAAGAGGAAGATCTAAGTCAATTATGATAGATACTAATACAGTAACAGTTACATATAAAGAACCTAATCCTAATTTGGTAATTCCACCTAGAAATAAGAGAAGTAAAAGAGCACGTGGTACAAATCCTAGAGCATTGGGTACTAATCCAAGAGCCTTGGGAACTAACCCAAAGGCCTCAAAATGAAATGGGCAATTGGATCACTATTATTACTTTTTGTTATACTTAATTATTTTGCATATTTACAGGGTAAATGAGCAAACAGTATTTAGATTATATAAGATATATAAATAAGGCTAAAGCTTCTAAATGTCATATCTGCAAAAAGCAGTCTACTGGAATAAATGCATATAAACATGAGATCAAATTTGTCTGTGATGATCATTTGAGGCGGGAAGCCGAAGTAATCCTTGACACTAGTATACCTGGAGTAATACATTACATATATCCCAATGGTAAGAAGGTGCCAAAAGAAATGATGAATCCAAATATAGGAGGATGGAAAAATCCGAAAAGTGAAGCGTAAAAGTAGAACACAATCTAAGCTAAAATTGGCTCTTCGGCCTTATAAAGCTCAATTTAAGAGATCTCCTACATGGGTCAAGATAGTGGCTATTATATGTATTACATACATAATGATCCCAATTGACCTATTTGATATATTATTCCCATGGATAGCATATTCAGATGATCTATTCATAGCGGGCATATTACTTAAACTATTACACAAATACGGCGGGCTACCAGAAGAAGACAAAACTACTCCCATAGAACTAATCAAAAGTATCTTAGGAAAAGACAAATAGTACAATAGACTAATGTCTATACTATGTAAATGTGATAAATCACCCTTGTTTCCTAGATGTAATAAGAATCCAGAATATTGCCCAAAAGTAGCTGAAAATAAAGAACAAGACGCTATATGGGCTACACAAATTTCATTTGAAGAGTAGCTATCTCTGATACCCCCCTCCATTTATTCTCCCTTGTAATAGCCTTTTAAAGGCTTTTAAAGTGGAGTATTGTGGAGTAAAGTGGAGAATCATACTATCAAATTATGTCTAATTACTATTATTTATATAACAAAAAGATATATGAGTAATTGAGCATATCAAAT